TCTAAGTCCTGTGCAGTTACTTGGCTGTCAACGTATGCCTTAATTGACTGTTGAGTAGCCAGTTTAGTGGCACTATTGGAAGACATGTCATCTTCATCTTTAATGCCAGTTACAGTAGCTCCATCACCTGCAATGTTAATGCTGGTGTTTGCTACAATGGTTGTACCTATGATACTGGAAGCACTGGCTGCACCAATGGTCGTACCGTCTACAGCACCCCCGTTAATGTCCGCTGTGGGTATAGTTACTGTGCCAGTGAACGTAGGGCCAGCAGTGTCTGCTTTAGTCGCTACAGCAGTTGCAATGTTATTGAACTCTGTATCAATCTCTGTACCTTTGACAATCTTATTGGCGTTGCCAGAGGGCAAAGAATCTTTAGTTGCAAAGTTTGTTGTTTTTGTATAATTACTCATTAGATTAATCTACCTAAAATTGCTTCAGTGTTTAACTCTTGTATTGACATAGCGCCACCATTGATTGTTGCTTCTATTCCAATAGTGGCGACTTTGCCTGAGCCTGTAGCTTTTACTCTAGCTACATCAATTACAATAGTTGCACTGTATTCAGAGGTGCTGACATTGTACTCAGAGACGCCATATTCTGCAATTAAACTTGTTGCTACGGTAAACGCCTGCTTACTATAGCCTTCAGTATAATCATAAGCCCAGTTACCGACTACTTCGCTACCTGAACCACCTATGACTGTAAAGGATATTTCCTTGAGCATTTTAACTCTGGATGGGTCGCCAAAAGACATAGGGTTTGTAAAATACTTCATTACGTAAGTATCTGTGTCATCCAGAAACTCATCGTATTCGTTTATACCTTTTGCATTACCAAGGTATATTGTTCCGTCTGCTAATCTAGCGCCTGATAAGACAGTCAAGCCTACCCAAGTTGTAGCCCTATAGCTACCGTCCTCAAGTGTGCCACGCATATCAAACACAAAAACTTCAAGGGACGTAGGTAAGAACAGAAGATAAAAAGATTCTTCCGGGCTATACACAGACTTAATGTTTTTTGTCTCTGCGTCAACCGCTAGCATCATTGTGTCTCTTACATTCTTAGACACGTTTCCAATAGGGTTAGACTTCTCTTGTATAGTCCTACCTAAGCTACGAAGACCAGAGTCAGATAAGAAAATTAAATCTGTACCTATGGCCTGTACACTGTCTCTAGCAATACATCCAATGCCTGTAATTACATCAGATAATGTCATGCTGGACGGAGAAGCAGCGCCAGAGTAAATTAAAATGCTTCTCTTACAAAAGATAACTAGAAAGTTGTTAAACTCTCTAACAGCGACTATCTCATCAAAACCTTCAGGAAAAACTGTAGTTAAGTCCAAAGACCCAGAACTACCGCCTGTCCAAGCATGTCCGTTTAAGCTGTCACTAAAAAACAGCGTATGCTTGTTCCCTGTAACGTCAGCTACCCAAAGTCTACCAAAGGCAGCACAGGCTTCGTTACCTTGTGGTGCTGTGCCTGTAGCATGTGAGTGGTCGCTAATGTTGTCTAAAACACCAGAGCCAGACTCATCAGTGTAAATTAGCGGCTCATGTCCTCTCTGGAAAAAGTAAGCATGGTTGTTAAAGTTTACTATCTTCCAGTTGTTTGCTGTAGGTGTATAGCCACTGGGCGTTACGTCAGTTAGTGTTGTAGTTCCTGTAAATAGTTTGTTGTTGCCAGCAGAAAATACAACCTTGTCACCACTCTCATCTATGTATTCAAATATAGCTTCTATACCAACGCTACTGCCTAAAGGTGTAGCACTTTCCGTTAGCTTCTTTAATCCCTTACGTGCTGCAATACGTCCGTACTTGTCAATGACTGCATTCTCAGCAATGGACGCAAAAGCAGGGTCTTGTGTTACAGGAGAGTCCTGTGTGTTAAGACCTTTGAATCCCGGCGCACCAATGTATATGTTCTGACGTTGCTCAGCCATTATGGGACTCTAAAAATAAATTCTTCAGGGTTCTTATATGCGTCTAGCGCAATCTCGTCTGATAAATGACGGTCTGCAATGGCAAAGTAATCTTGTGCAGTCGTGCCGCCTGTCTCTCCGCGCTCTCTTGCCAGTAAAGCAACTGCGATATGAACGATAGGATTAGCAGGCAATGCAGTTGTATCTGTATCATTGCTAAGTGCGCTTTCCCTAGCTATTAAGTCAAAACGTAAAGAGTATGTACCATCCGGTGTGGGGTACAATGTAACTTGTGTATCGTCTGAACTATCTACACCTGAGTAAGTAAAGTATGATGGTGCACCGCTAGTAGACCCAGCGTTGTATACTGCATTGTTTACCCATGTTGGTGTTTGATAGGTAACAAAGAAATTAGATGTGTCGTTAATGACACTGTATATTTTAACACGTTCTCCAGCGTTTGTCAAGCTATATTCTGAAGTTCCTGACGATGTTGTGACAACTACTGTAGTCCTAAGTGCAGACCAATCGTGTGCATTTTCTACCTGTGTCTTTGCGTCATTTACAAAATCACCTACCATCTTAGAGTACGCTGTGTTAGCTACTGCGGACACCTCGTCTTCACGTAAGCGTCTAAGTACGCTGTTCACTAATGTTAAGTATTGTGTACTCATTAAATAAGTCCTTGGAATAACCCAATTTTAGGAGCTTGGTATACTGGCAGACCTGTCAGCCCTGCAAGTATCTCTGGAGCTTCATATTTCTTTTCAAACTCAAAGTCTTCAAACATTGTCTTAGTTACTGACTGAGGCTGTAACATGCCAGCGCCTAGCCCTAGAGCAAGACCTAACCCTGTACCCGCACCCACGCCTTCTCCGCGACCTGTGCCTCTGCCTTCACCAAAGCCTTCTTCACGTCCTGCTGCTTCTGCGGCTTCTGCTGCGGCTTCTCCAGCAGCTACTGCGTCCGCTACAGCAGCTTGTCCTGCTGCCACTGCGTCTGCTGCCTTAGTCTCACCAGCAGCTATAGCGTTTTGTAGAGTTTCTTCTGCTTCAGCTTTTGTAGCTTCTAATGTTGCTTCTGCGTTAGCCATTGCATCAGCTAGCTTTTGGTCTCCATCAGCAATAGCTTTATCTTTAGCTGCGGTAACTTCAGTAATTTTAGTTTCTAAACTAGACACAGTGTCTGTCAGTGTGTTTACTGAAGTTGTCAAGCCTTCTATGTCAGACTCTTTTGCTTGTGTTATTTCTTGTTGTTCTTGTAGTGCAGTCTGAGTTGACTCAAGTGTAGTTCGTAAGTCTGCTGAAGTAGTTTCTAAGTTAGATACTAAATTAGTTAAATCAGCAACTTCTTGTTGTTCTTCTTCTAGCTGAGATTCTAGCCTTTCTTTCTCTTTTGAGTATTCTTGTTCTGCTGTGTCAAGCTCATTTTTCAAAAGTTCTTGGTATTCTTCTACAGCATCAGCATACCGCTGGTTTCCTGCTTCTATAGCTTCTTGTTTTTGTGATTCTAATACTTCTAAAGTATCACGCAGACCAGAAATAGTATCTTCTAATTCTAAAGTTGTTAGTTGCTCTCCAGAAAGCTCTTGCTCTAAGCCTTCTATAGTAGACTCAAAACCTGTACGTTCTTCAGCAAACGCTGACTCTACCTCTTGTACAGCGGAGCTAACTGCTGAATCAATATCAGCTTGGTTAAACTCTGTAGTGTCTTCAGGTAAGGCATCTATGGCTGCTTGTGTGGCTGCGTCTGCTTGTTCCTGCGTTAGTAGACCTTCAGTTGCCCCTGCTACTGCTTCAGCTATCTGTGCGTCTACTTGTTCCTGTGTAAACGTAGGTGCTTGTGCTTCTGCTGCTTCTGCTGAAGTACCGCCACCTGTTACTTCTTCTGTAGTTACTGTTGGTATCTGCGCACCAGCTAAAGGATTAACAGTTGTAAACAGCCCACCTTCTTGTAAACTTTCAGCTACGTCAATAGCTGCTAAAACAGGGTGTTGTTTCTTCCGTAACTGTCTCTGTAGAATCTCCCGGCGTTGCTGCAAACGTATTAAGAGGGCCAGCAAATCCCCCAGTAGCTTCTGATAAATCAAAAGTAGGGTCTGTTGTTCCTGATGCTGCTCCTGCTGTGGCTAAGCCAGTAAGAGTTGGACTAGCTGTAACAGAAACACCTTGAGGAAGAACAGTCTCAAAAAGACCGGGCAAAGCCTGTCCTGCCGTATAAGCTATAAATGCTTTTATCGCAGCGTTTGCATAATCATCAAAGCCGGGACGATTGTCTGTTAAGGTTATCTCATTAAAACTAAAAGGGTCATACAGTTTTACAGACCCGTACTCATCGCTAGTACGTATAGGAGATACGCCGTACTTTTCGTAGATTGCTTGTACTTCAGGATTAAACTGATACGCTTTCATAAGCGCAGATTGATAATCCTGTCTACCTTCTGTCTGTTGCTTAGCAACTTCCTTCGCCATGATAGGCAAAAGTTCATTCTGGAAAGACTGTAGCTGTTCATTGGTTAAGCTACCGTAACCAAATGTTCCACCAAAATCTTCTAGGTTTTTATCAAAGGTAAACGAACCAAAGTCATAGTTTTCAAGAGAGCCTATAGGGACAGAAGCCATTGCGGATTCTGGGTCAAACTCCGTACCGTATGCACCGCCTTCACCTATAACAGTAATGTCCGGCAGATACCCCTGCTCTACTAAATCTGTCTGTAGTGTGTTGGTGTAGTCTCCTGTGCCTTCTCGTAAAGCATCTAAGTAAGCATCAATATCAGGAGTTTGCTCTTGCTCTTGTTCTTCTTGCCCCGGCACAGCCACGCCGCCCATGAAGCCGGGAGGTAAGTCAAACTCTGACTCAAAAGGGTTACCAAAGAAGAACTGCTCTGCTCTCATTTGCCACCCCAGCTAGACAAGGTTTTAATACCAAAGCTGGCAGCTATAGCGCCACCAAGAAATGCTTTGTAGTAGTCCGGCATTGTAGACAAGACAGTGAACCCCTGCTCAACGTATGGAACCATTGACGGTATAAACGCACCTATCAACGGTAAACTTAGGATAATAGCAAACCACTCGTCCTTCCAAGAGGACTGAGATGCTGCGGCTTGTTGAGTTTCCCAATCAGCGTCCGCATCAATACGGCGCATCTTGGATTCATGGACAGCTTGCTTTTCAGCAGCTTTGTTTTTAAGGAAAGTACCTGCTAAACCAGCTATAGGCCCAATCAAAGATTGCCACATATACTCACCTTAAAAAGAAAGCTAGGGGCCACCGAAGCAGCCCCATGCTCAATTGCTATTAGCTAGCAGGAACGACCAGAGTCAGGCCAGACGCAGGACGAAGTACAGCTACTCCGTACAGTGTGTCTGAAGTGAACAAGTTAGAGAGGAACTCTTGCTTGTACTGAGTCTGTGAACGTACACCCATTTGCTCTGCCATGACGATAGCATCAGTGTGGAGCAACAGTGCGCCCAAAGAGTCTACTGAGCTAGCTGAGTTATCACCAGCAGCTTCAACAGTTGGGCAGTTAGTGCTAACGTAAACGTCAATACCGTATACAGTTGACCAATTTGGCCGTTTGTAACCTGACCGTTGTTTACGAAGTCAGAGCTAACATAGCGGTCAATACCCATGATAGTGTTGCGAACAACAGGTGGGATAATGAAGCTACGTCCGTCCATAGGAACGTCAGCATCGTCTAGCTTTTGAATGATGCCACGGAAGCCTGCGTCAGTAAATACGTCAGCAGAAACAACAGTGTCAGCAGTGTAAGTAGATAGGCCGTTAGAAGCGTCTACGAAGAAAGTACCACCGTTGTTTAGGTAGGTGGAAGATGTAGAACCCGCGCTACCCAAGCCTGTAGCCAAAGAGTGCAGGTCGGTGTCAACTTGCTTAGCCAGCGCATAGCCAGCATCTTCAGTATAGAACTGACGCAAAGAAGACAGGGCTTGTACATCCGTAATATCCTCAATCAAGCGTGAGTATTCAAAGTGCTTGTTGATGGATACTTGCACTTCGCTTTCAGTAGCGTTCTGCACAGTTACAGCAGTGTTCTCTGCTTTAGCGTGTGCATCGCCACGTACAGGCTTAGGTACATGGATAGTATCGCCTTTCTTGCCAGCCATTGACATCTTCTTTACAAGATTGGCTAAAACAAGGTTCTTTTGGTATGAAGCGATGATCTCATCACTCCAAATTTCTGGGATAAAGGTTGCTGCACTAGTATTGTCAACAAACCCCCCAGTCGCGGGATATGTAGAATCAGTCATTTAATATCTCCTAAGATATATTATTTGACCCTCTTTTCAGCATACGCTCTCATTATTTCGTCTTGTAGAGCAGCATACCTATGTGGGTCTTCTTTCATAAGTTTAATAATGTCTGCGCGTCTGTAAATCTTCTTAGGGCTTGACTCAGAGCTACCACTGGCATTGCCTGTACTAGCGTTTTTAACTGCTTGCTTGCGGCTCTGCTTCTCAGCAGTTGCAGCCTGACCAATCATCTGTTGACGCTCTTTCCAAAGATTGAAAAGCTCATCAGCAGCTTCGTAGTCGTACTCCTTGTCTGCCGCTACAAACAGCTTCGTCCTGATTTTGGATGCTTGAATCCACTCTGCAAACTTTGTATCTTTTAGGATACTCTCCATGTCAGGGTGGTTAGTCTTCAGTGCAGACAATGCAGTTTGCATCTTGTACTGTTGACTTACTGATTCAGCTTCCTTAATCTTAGGATGATTCTGGATAGCCTGTGCTACTGCCTTCTCAGGGTCAGTAAAGAAGTCTACTTCTTCGACTTGTTCTTCTTGTTGTGGTGCCGGGGTGAGTTGTGCTTGGATGTAGTTGTCAACAACTTTACGTAGTTCACCTACCTCAGAACTTTGACGCCCCAATAGCTTCTCAGCTTCTTGGTGCATCTGTACAAGTTCCTGTGCAGACTTACCTTGGTATTTGTCAGGAATATCAGGTTCACTAGGAGTTACCTGTTCTTCCTCTTGTTGTTGTTCTTCTTGTTCAGCAAATACGTCTTCAGTAGACGCTTGCTCATCCTCACGCTCAATTATTTTAGCCATTATTAAACTCCGTACCTTAGTATTATGGAGAGATTAAAAAAAGGGTTCTAGCTACGAACTTTGCTTTTTCTCGTATTGGATGTGACTCGCCCTAGCCTTAGCCCAACGCCTAGTAGCGTCAGGGAAGTCCCCACTGATGGGGTCTAGTTTAGACCTGATAGGAGAGATAATCCTTTTAGCACTGTAACCGCACTCGCACCTAATAGTGTGTTGGTCTTCAGTGACTAATGCTTCAAATACATGCCCATCAAGACACTTAAAATCATACAGCTTAAACATTGTCTTCTAAATCAAGTTCTTCCTGTTCTGATTCTTTTGCGTCTTTTTCAGCATTATTTATTTGAGTTTCTAGGTTAAACAGAGTAGCAAGTATTGCAAGTTGTCCTTTACGGAAGTGCAAGTTCTCATTATCTGTTGTTTGTTCAACTGAGTTTATCTGCGCTACATTTTGGTTCAAATCAGTAAGAAGTTGTTTCCAACCTTCTGAACGAAACATCTCAAAGTAGTTAGCAAAGTAAACTTCTAGTTCTTTAGTCATCTTATGTATTCCCTTAATTAGTTTAAGATACAGTTTAGATTATATCATACTTTTAACAAAAAGTAAAGGATTATTTTTACTTTTTTCTACCAGCGGGTTTACGCATTGGTTTCTTCTTCATGGTTTTATTTTTCTTTTTCATACCGCCAGTTTTTCCATAGCTCATTCCATAACCGGGCATATCAGTCTTCCTCTCTTTTGGGTGGGTCTCTAAGTAACAGCTTAGTACCTACATCAGATACAGGCACTACTCTGGGTTCGCAATACGCATCAAAGTGTCTGGTCTTAGGCATTACAATAGCGTTCTGACCAACATCCTGATGCACTAAGGCTGTCTTGTATTCAAGGCAAGAAGTCAACTCACGGAAGGCTATCTCCAGTGTTGGTACATTCTTTTCAAGAATAACCAGCATAAAAATTAACATGGTCATGCTTTAAGGTCTACCGTATATTTGTCTTGGTTAAACACTTTTAAGATAGTGACCATTAGCTGCCCATTTCTATACTCATAGTAGAACTGTTCAAGATAAGTTATAGCCTGTACAGCGCCTTTGACTGCATATGTTTTTTGTTTTATAGAATAAGAGTCTTTAACTCTATCAGTAACTATAAAGTCATGTGCATTGACACTATTAGGAAAAGGAGGTATAGCTTCCACTACAGTCTTCTTTTCTTTTTAACAGCCTCCACTTTTACTGCTGTAGGTGCCTGTAGCTCCCATGTTAGCAGCAGCAGCTTCGTGTCCCATGCTGTTCC